TCAGTTTCGGCATCTGGTACGGGAGGAGTTACATCTGCTTGGGATGGAGTGGTATCTGGTTTCTTTTCAGTGGTAGGCAACGAGGCTATTTCTTCTTTAAGCTGAGCTATACGCTCCTCTAATGCTTCTACTTGTAAAGCTTCGTCGGTAACGGGAGCAGTAGGCTTGGTATCAGGTTTCTTTTCAGTAGCTACAGAGGCAGCTTTAGGTGTGGTAGCAGCCTTAGCTTTTTCGGCTGTAGCTGCTGCAACTCTAGCGCTATCTATCTCGTTAATACCCTTCCTAACCGTATCTAAATACTCTGCCTTCGCTTCTGATGCTCCTATCCTATCAGCATCTCCTATCTTATTACCTCTAACACGCATCTGAGTCTTCATCTCAGAGATGGTTAGCGGTCTTGTTTCAAACTCAGCTATAGTTTCAGAAGCAGAGGCTTGGGCTTCTGCAACAGTCTTATTAGTTTCTCTCTTCTCAAACTCAGCCTGCTCTTTAGCATCCTCAGCTTTTCTTTTTCTTTCTGCTTCCGCTACTGCTCTCTCTTCTGCCCTTGCATCAGCAGCTGCTTTTCTCTCATCGTTTATTCTTGTACGTTGTTCTTGTTCTCTGCGCTGAGCAGCCTCCTCTCTTCGCTCCGCTCCCTGTTGAGCATCCTCTTGCCTCTTAATTTCTTCTGCTTTTAGCCTGGCATCTCTAGCTTTGCTTCTCCTCACATTCCAAGCGTCTTGTTTTGCCTGTTGTATCCTGCTCCTTACATCAGCACGAGCTATGTCCGCATTAGTTATTGAAGAGCCAGGTTCTATAACACCTATTAGGGACTTGTTTTGCGTAGCTGCTTCTTGATCAGCTTTCTTTTGTAGCTTTTCTAACCTTTTCTTATTAGCCTTTATAGCTTGCAGTATTTCCTGCAATTCTGGAATAGTATATGGTTTAGGGTCGGCTTTATCTGTTGTAATTCCAGACTTAACCATAACATCAACAATGCCTTCTTGCTGAGCTATAAGCTCCTCTAATGCCTCTACTTGTGAAGCTTTGTCTGCTAGTACAGATGGATCAGCCCCATATTCTGTACCTTCGGTAACGGGAACAGCAACATCAGCCCACGTAGCAGCACCAAGGGCTGCTTCTTCATCAGCTATTCTCTGAGCCTCTGCTTGTGCAGCAGCAGCTTCTTGTGCAGCAGCAGCATCAGCCTGTGCAGCGGCAGCGTCTTCAGCATCCGCTTGTGCTTTAGCCCGTGCCTCTGCTTGTGCGGCTACTTGCTGGTCAAGATTTTGTCTTTCCGCTTCTCTTAGGGCTAAGTCTTCCTCTTTATCCAATCTTTGATCGGCAGTCAGTTCGGGACGAGGCCCTCGTCTAGCAACATCAGACCATGCTATCTGGTCTGGCGTTCTTTGCATAGCAAGAAGCCTGTCTCTCTCAGCTTTCTGTTCTGCTAATTTTTTCCTTAGCTGCGTAGTTATTCTTCTTTTGTTAAACGCGCTAGTCTCTTCAATAGGCTGAGCTAGCTGAGCTTCAGTCTTAGCAATAGCATCATCTAGTTGTGCTATTTGTTCGTCTAACTGTGTGAAAAACTCGGACCCAGTTGGGGTATATGACTGCTCTGCAGCAGCCTGTGCAGACTCTTCTGGTCCAGGGGTAATTGGTGTGGTAGGAGCTTGTTCATCAGTTGGTGGGGTTATAGGAGCAGCTGCTTCCTCAGTAGCAGGAGCTGTCTCTTCCAGCTGAGTTGCAATCTCACTCTTTCTTGCTTCTAACGAGGCTATTTCTTCTTTAAGCCGTATAGCTTTTCTATTGGGGGCGCGTCCCCTAGGTTTTGCTACCTCAGTCTCAAGCTCTGCTTTGGCTTCTGTTAACCTCTGTTCTACAGTTCCAAGTTCTTCTTGCAAAGCTTCTGGAGTCGGGACTGCTTCTTCTTCAATAGGCGGTACTATTTTTTCTATATCAGCAACAGTATAAGAAATGCTTACTTTTTTCCTTTTTTTGTTTGCTTCTTTTTCTAAATCTTTTATTTTATTTTCAAGAGATGCCTTTTTTGCTGATACTTCCCTCCCTCCTCCAGCCCGTGCTAACAAAGCTCCACCGAACTCTGCTTGAGCTTCAAGATTTTTTATTTCTAATTTAATTGGTTCAATACTAGAATTTAAATCTGAACTTATCTGTTCTTGAGCTGCCTCTCTAGCAGTAATAATTTCCTTAGCATTCCCCCTTCCAACAAAAGCGGTTGCGCCTCTTGCGGTTGTACCTAAAGCACCGCCAGCTGCAACTGCATCCCATATACGACGCCATTGATCCGGTGTAACTTCAAATATATTTTCTTTACCGGCCTGTATATTTACACCTATAATTATATTCCATTCTTGAAGACCTTCAGTAAATGCTTCTACCCTCATCCCTCTTGTTCCCTCACGTAGAAATCTTGAGAGATGATTCAATCCTCCATTTCTAGAAAGCTCTTTCAAAGCTTTTTCTTTAAATTCAACAACTCCTCCTTTAAAAAATTTCCTTGCAACCTTTAAAGGAGTTATAACATCTAAGGCCCCATTAATTCCAGCAACAGCAAGTACAACAGCTGGGTTTATATTTTCTTTTCCAAGCTCTTCTCTTGCTTCCCCATATGACTCACCTAAGCCATATGTTGTACTTGCGCCCAGAGCAAAAAGAGCTGGAAGAGCGGTCCCCCCGCTAGCAACTGAAGCAGCTATTGTGCCTGCCGCTATTGTTATGGTTGGAAGGCCGTCAATAATAAGAGTATCAGCAAGCCATTTTCCAAAGTTATCTCCAAATTTTACCTCTCCTCTAGATATAGAAGCTCTTTGGTAACGACTTACTTCCTCATAATTTTCTTGAGCATAAGCATATGCCAAATTAGAAAGCTTTTCACCACCAAGAAAGTCGCTAACGCCAGCTACCACATTCCATAACAATCCTTGATAAGCATCTACTGCTGCGCCAACACGGCTTTTACCTGGCTCTTCCCGTTCCTTGAGTGGAAGAACATTACGCCATTCATCTCTAAACTCAGGCAGGCCCCTTCCTATTTCTGCAAGCTGTTCAGTTGTCAATGCCATCTATTATTCTCTATTGAAGTGGTTGTGTAATAACTTTTTGTAATTCTGTCCCAGGAAGTTGTGTTTTATTTCCTCGGTCATCTGAAGGGTCTCCTTTCTTTGATGTCCTTAGTGGTGGTAACCCTCTCCATATCTTAGCTAGTCTTGCATGGAATTGGTCTATAGTGATATCCCCATTAAGGTATGCATCTATGCCAGCATCCTCTATCCCAAATTCCATAAACTTATTCTGGGTTGCCTCATTAAATGGCATAGCATCCAATTCTTTTGTGTTGTACCCAAGATATTTTTTAGCATTGTCGATTAAGAACCTTCTCTTGAATTGCCCTATACCAACAGCTTTATCCCCATACTTTTTATGAACCTCACCAATAGTCATCAAGGTAAGATTAGGATCACCTTTGGTTGATCCAGCAACAGCATGGTACCCATGAGCTGCAGACTCTGCCTTATGAATAATATCTTTAATGCCCTGCACAAGTCTATACTTGCGCTCGGTTGTTTCCCATTCTGTTACAGCATCAAAAGCGGGTCCTTTCTCGCTAAGAGCGTCAATAGCCTGCGTCGATCCTATCCAATCAGAACCTCGTGTCTCCCCATACCACCTAGCCGAACTTGGAGGAGGCTCAAGATTAAGCTCGCTTCTTGGTATAGCACCTTGAAGACCTTCAGTAAATGCTTCTGTGCCCGTCTGAGCTGCCAGGTCTTTTTGTGAGATACCACCGCTAAGCATTCCTCTATTAGATGTTCCAATAAAACCTCCAGGACCAGACACGAGCGATTCATCATTAGGATAAAAATCACCTCTTTCCTCAGCAACTAGTCGGGCATATTCTAAATCTGGGTCAGTTACGCTAGATTGCAGCGGAGTTGTAATAGTGCTGCTGTCAGACTCTTCTGGTGGGCCTTCTAGGTCGTCTCTATAGTGGTAGCCAGCCTTCTTGGCGGCCTTCTTGACGGCCTCTTTTGCTTTTGGTAGGTACTCTTGAATAAACTCAATTACTTTTTCCGGAGAACTTTTTATAGCTTCTATGGCAGCCTTGTTTATTTCCACATCAGTTCCAAACAATGATCCCCACTCATCCATTTCTGCGTCAGATAGCATTTCGCCCTCCCGAACTACCTCATATATCTTACGCAGAGCCTCTATATTTGTTAGCGGCTCATTTTGAGAGTGCCCATGATTTACTTTGAATGATTCCCAATCATCATATAGTTCCATACCTTTATCACCAGACCACTTTGACCAGTTTTTCCAGGCCTCTTTAATTGCTTCAGTAACACCAGACCAAAGGCCACCCGTTCCTGCATCTTTGGCAGTGTCGACTCCACCAGTAACCTTATTAAGCTGTTCAGTAGGATCATCATCTGGAGTAAACATACCTTTCATAAGCTTAGTAACTTCCTCCGTCCCCATTCCAGCCATCGCCAGCTGATATCCCAAGAGCCGCTGAATTTGCGCCCCAATTTTACGTCTCTCATTTTCAAGTTCAACTCTTTCACCTTCGGAATTTATGATTTGAGAACCTGGTTCGCCCTTCAATCTATTGTTAATATTTTTATATTGATCCTTTAGGGTGCCAACAACACTTTCAAAAAGCTCATTCTGTCTATCAGTTTTGGCTGCCTCTTTGGTTGCATCAGCAATCATACGAGCCTTCTCCTTTTCATACCCCCACATCCTTTCCATCTTCGCTTCTTCCCACGCGGTCTTTCTTTTCCAGTTCTCACTCTCCGTAACTCCGGTACCAACCGCAGTAAAAAATCCTCCTAATCCTGCTCCAGTCGCACCAGATAAAAGACCCATTACACTACCTCCTCTATAACTCTATTACCAGCAACCTGCCTAGGTTGTGGATCAACCCCACCCCTAAGCATTTCTTTAGTTAGTTCCAGCCAAGAGTCTCTAGTTATTTTAGTATCTTCAGAATCAATATTAGCATTAATAGCATACGTCAATGCTTCCCCCATAAAAGCTTGGGCCTCATTGTCGTCTTTAAACTTTCTTATATCCTTCTCCGCTACAACTTCTGTTAATTGATGAATCACGCCAGACTGCATGTCTAGGTACATTTCTCTAGAAATTTCCGCACCCTCTTCTTCTGCCATCAACATCTCATTGCTTAGCAAATTGCCAGCCATGTTCCCTACAGCCTCGGCTAGATTATCTTTTGAGCCTTTAAGTTCTTCAATAATCTCATCCCAACCATCCCTATAAATGTACATATATATTTCAGATGTGATAGAGTCTGCCATTTGAGCCTCTTCTGGACTAGCTTCTGGAAAAGGGCTTTGTTCCATATCGTCATCAATAACAACCTGCTCTCCTTCTACCTCTTGTGGAACAGACGGCGGTATTGGAAATGATCTTGCTGGCTGTTTCATGATACTTGCCTCTGTTCTGATTGAGTTATTAATCCTGGCTGTGACCCTCCTATAGCGCCACCCGCTTGCTTTCTTACTACTGTTGGGTCTGGCCCTGGTCTAGTTATTGATGCCCCAGGGGTTGCCCATGTATCAGCAACCTGCAATCCTTGCTCCACTCCTGGCACCCCAGCTGCAGCTGCTATTGGGCTAGTGTGGCCCATAAAAGTAGAGCCTATTGCTGTCTGTCTTTTTTCTGCAGCTATGGCAGCCTTTGCTTTCATTGTTTCAAGGGCAAGTAACTCCTGTTGTAGTGCGACTTCTGCATCCCCAAACTTTTCTTGAAGGTCTAAAGCTCTCTCGCTTAATTCATAGTTTGCTTTAGAGCCAAAGTACCCACCAATCCCACTAATTATATTACCAAGGCTTATCCCTGTTCCTCCCCCACCACCGAACATTCCTCCAAATAGATTACCAAAAAACTCACCTATCCCACCACCAGAAGCAGCTTTTAATGCTGTTCCTCCGGTAGACATAACTCCTATACTACCTGCATGATGTACTGGAACCATTGGAGCCTTGGCAGCAGCTGTGCTACCCTTGAAAAGGTTTCCAAAAAGAGTGCTTGTTCCTAGTTTTATATTACTAGTCAGGTTTTTCCCTCCCCCTGAAAGACCCGCACCATAAATACCAAGGCCAGCTAGCAGCGCTGCTCCAATAATAGCGACAGGCTTCATTTTTTTTATCCACTTATTTTTTGTTGGTTTTGTTGTAACAGCAGTTTTTTGAGCCATAATATTATTCCATTAAAACCATTCAGGTGTTACAAGTTTTAGAGCGTTCTCAGCAGCTTCCGTACTCATTCCTGTTGTTCTAGCTATCGCTCCTCTTTCCGCTAGGACAGCCCTCCAGTTGGCTGATCTTTCTGCAAGCTGACGTAATGTCTGGTTGATTTTTCCAGTAAGCTTTATCTGAAAAGCTTCATAGTAGGCAGCATTCTGAGCTGCCTTAAAAGCATTGCTAGCAGTCTGAT